CTGCCAAAATTTCTAACATATATCTAGCAATCCATAAATCATCACATACAGTTAGTGCATCTGTTGGACCTATTTGATATTCCCATTGAGATAACATTACTTCTGCATTAGTTCCACCAAAAGGAATTGCTGATGATATGCAACACATTGCATGTATTTCTGCCAATGTTCTTAGTTGAACAGCATCTCCACCAACTCCACAATAATATCTTCCTTGTGGTGGTGGAAAACCTGTTTCTGGCCATCCATATGGTTTGTTAGTTTCTGGATTCATAATAACATATTCTTGTTCAATTCCAAACCACATCTCGGATTCTTTATGTTCTTCTGCGAGTTTACTTAATTTGGCTCGGAAGTTTGATTTGTGTGGTGTTCCATCTGAATTTAAAACTTCACAAAGAACAATAAAAGAACTTTTACAAATTCCATCTGTAGTGTTTCTATAAACTTTAACTGGACTGAGAACACAATCACTGTTATCACCTTCTGCTTGTAGTGTGGAAGACCCATCAAATCCCCATTCAGGAATATTGTTTATATCAAAATCTTCTAATTCAACATATTTTGATTTGCTTCTAATGTTTGGTGTGTCATATCCATCCAACCACAAATATTCTAATTTCACTTTATTCATATTTTTCTCCAATCCTGAAATCTCAATTTCGCTTCCAATCCTTTGTATGTATTCTCGTCAATAATTTTTTGAATTTTACGAGTAGATAATTTATACGCCATATCATTTATATCTTTCTCCACGATATTGTCTGGCCATATACAAACATCTCTATCCATCTCAATCAACTTTTCGATGTATTCACATATCTGTTTATTTCGTGGTTCATTATCAAGTATAAATGTCATGGGTGTATCTTTGAAATGGGAAGGAATATGTTTCAATGCTCCTGCACCAACCATTGCAACTGCGTTATTGAGAAACAAACTATCCAATGGACCTTCCACCACATAAATTCTTTTATTTGTGTTTGTTCGCCATTTGCCATACCACAACCGGTCTATACTTTTATCATATTTTACTGTGATGTATTTTAATGTTTCTCTTGCATTCATTTCGTCTTGCATTATTAACGAACGACCTTGACATGCAACAACATCACCATGACTGTTGAAGAATGGAATTACTAATCTTTCTTCTTTTCCTGCCAATTGAATTTGTGAATCTAATTTCTTAACGAAACTTGGAAAGTCATCTGTATAGTACAGCAACTTCCAATGTTCTTTTGGAATGATTCTCATGTTTGCAAATTTTACTGCAATATGGTCAGAAGGTAATGATGTAAGACACTGAATAGAATCTAATATTTCATCCTTCCTTTTAAACTCTGGTTTTTTACTTAATAATCCGAACATATCTTTATTTTCTTTTGGTACTACCTTTTTGTCTTCTCCACTCTTCCATCTTTCTAAAGAATATTCCTTTGATAACTGGAACGAAACTTTCTTCAAGAAGTTATATAGGTTGCATCCAAACCCACAATTATGACATTTATAGAAATAAGAATTTCCTTTTTGGTAGAAGTATCCTCTTGCTTTTGTTTTATTCTTTGTTGAATCCCCACAGATGGGACAGGAACAATTTGCCAAATCATTTTTCTTCCATTTAAAGTTTCTTAATAGTGTAGAAACTCTATTAATATAAGTTTGGTCAATATACGAACTCATTTAAATGTTCCATTCTACAAACTTTTCAGAATACTTTTCTGTTTCTTCTTTTTCTGGTAATCCTACATCTCCTGCAAATCCAGTTCCTATCAAGTTGTTTTGTTCTAGATTGGCAATATCAGATAATTTCATTTTTGATTTGTCTACCGCAATAATAAACTTTCTATTTGACACAACATCGTTATACCTATTCTTTAATTGTTTAACCATTAGTTGTCCCTGTTCATCCAATTCTTCAGTTCCAATCAGTGCAAACATGAAGTCTGCTGTTGCAGGAAGTCCAAATGATTCAGATGTATCTTCTAATCCAACATCGGTGTTTGCAAATCCACCCCTGTTTGTTTGTGTTGCAGAGAATATAGGGACATTCTTTTCTACTGCTAATCCACGCAACTCTTCTGCAATTGCTTTTACATACATGTATGAATTTACATTTGCACCGTTTTTAAATCTTGCCGCGGCGCAGATGTTGAGGTAATCTATAAAAACAATATCAGGAACAAATTTCTTTTTTAACTTTAGTTCATCTAGAAGGTGTCTAAAATGATTTACATTTGCCGTTGCAGTTGGATACTCTTTAATAATAAGTTTTCCACTACACCCCATAGTTGCATTTGCAAGTTTCTTTTCGTACATTGTTTTTGGCAAATCACGCAAATCGTCCATGCTTATGTCCATCAAGTTTGCATCGATGCGTTCTGCAATTCTTTCTTCCGCCATTTCGCAAGTAATGTATAGTACATTATAGTTTTGTGCAAGACATGCGGCTGTGTGATGACACATAAACAAAGACTTACCAACACCTGTTCCCGCCATAACTATGTTTAATGTTTTCTTTGGTACACCATTTGCGGTAATAGTATTAAATAACTCAAGGTCAAATTCAATCTTATCTTCTTTTTTGTGGTAGAAGTCGTATCGTTCGTCTGAATCTTCAATATAATCATGACCGATATGAGTATCAAATGCTACTGCAAGTGCATCAGAAAGAATAGATGGTATTGCATTTTCAGATTGTGATTTGCTTTTACCATCAATAATATGAATGGATTCTAGAATAGCATTGTAAACTGCCTTTTCCTTGCAAAATGCTTCTGCTTCATTAATCAACCATTCAGAATCGTGGGTGTCGGACAACTTAAAAATTTCAGTTATGACATTTTGGCATTTCTTTTGTTCGTCTTCATTGTGTGGTAGTTTACCGATTGCAATTGAAATTGCTTCCTCAGAAGGAAGTGAATTATATTTCTGAACATATTCGTTTATGGTTTTGAATATAGTTTTATATTCACTCTCATGAAAATATTCATCTTTCAAAAAAGGAATTGTCTTTCTTGAAAATTCCTCATTACAAACTAACGAATTTAAAATTACTTTTTCAATCTGCATCATCAAATCTCAATGAATCTGGGTCACTTGCTAATTTTGATTCAAGAATATCCACGATAATATCGCCTAATAAATTTTCAAAATCTTCATCCAATTCTATATCTTCTGGTAAATCCACTACATCATAATCATATTTTAGTGTTGCTTTATTTTCATCGGAAGAATCGTCTATTTTAATTTTTCCAATAGATACTGCAACATTTTTATATTTCTCTTCTAGTATTCTAATGTTACCTTCTGGAGCGCCTTCAATTTGTCTGTATTTATTTTTTGTCTGATTCATCTTTTTTATATGGAAACCTTTTGTTAAGTTCTTCTTTTCGTTTTTTACAAGGTTCACATTCTTCTATCTTTCCTAAAGTTATTTTTTTTATAATTTTAGAAACTGTATCTCCCAATCCTATAGATTTTTTATCATTGTTCTGTGTCATCGGTTACTTCCTCTATTTCTGTTTTACCATATTTAAATTCTTTTGCAACTGCTTCTTCAAGTCTTTTCATAACATCTTCTGTGAAATATTTTTCTGGGTCGTTGTTGATTGATTTTTCAAATGCAGTTTTGCCACTCGGCAATTCAATGCGAGTAGAAACTTTCTTGAAGATATCATACTTTACTGCAATAGGAACAAGACCATAATAAGGATTCAATCCTGTATCATAATTCAACTGTACTTGAACTTCTTTGTTCTCTTTGGTGAATCTTCCTTTGTATAGTTTACAACGAATAATATTTCCTATGATGTCTGTTCCGTCCTTCTCTTTCTTCTTTGAAAGATAGACAATGGTAGAAGCGGCATATTTCAAACCAGTACCACCACCCATCTCTTTCATCGGAACATATGCACCGACTACTGAATAGGTGTGATTTGTCATGATGAGAGGAATGCCTGCTTTACCAAGTTTCAATGTAAGAACACGGAATGTTGCTTTGATAACTTGTGCCCTCGTCATATCTCTTGTTGTCTTACCTTCTGCGGTATCGTTCATTTCCTTTTCGGTAGATAACATGCCTAGAGAGTCAAGAATAACAAACAGAGGTTTAGTATCTTTTGTTTCAATATATTTGTCTACAATAGAAATTGCTTGATGTCTAAAAGTTTCAACTGTAGCGACAGGAAATACTG